TTTCTTTTTTTGTTTTCTTCTGTAAGGGCACCTTTTTAAAATACCTAATAAAAACAGTAATTCTAATAAATTAATATCTAATATTATTTCCATATATTACCTCCGAAAGTTAATGTAATTCTAATAAGGTTCCCTTACAGAAACACAATTAATGTTTTATCAGGGCTTGTATTAATCCTCCAATATAAGCCTTGATCTAATAATCTGGAGGTAAGGTATTTTATGACGTTTGTATGGAGACATCCAAAATTTTATAAAAAGGCTAAGGAGGAAGTTATGTCTAGATCCGATATGAGATGTGAAGATTGTAAAAACACAACTGCACCTGATCAATTTGCTTGTAATTGTTTATGTATCAATTGTGGGCCATGTGATGGTGAATGTAAATATGAGGATAAAAAACCTAAAACTAAAGAGGGTTAAGATATATGGCTAAGAGAAAGTTTACAACATTTGTTGAACGCCAAAAGCCTAAGAAGCGAGTAAGGGTTCATAAGAAATCTAAAAGCAAAGATGAGAAGCGAATGTTTAAAAAATATAATCGTCAAGGTAGAAGACAAAAATAATACAAAGGAGAAAATAATATGTTACTTAATAATGTAGATATAAGTTGGGTTAAGTTTGATGCAGCTAATCCTGATTTGGGGTTTGATAAAAAATCACCTCAATATTCATGTACTGTTAAAACAGATAATAAATCTGATGCTGAAACATGGAAGAAAGCAGGTATCAATGTGAAACCTGTAGAAGAGAACGGTGGAGTAGTTTATTCTGCAACTCTTAAAAAGAAAATTTATCAAGATGCGGATGGTAAAAATTCTACTAAACCACCAGCGGTAGTTGATAAGTTGCTCCAGCCGATAAACAACACAAATGTAATAGGCAATGGTAGTAGAGGTAATGTACAAGTACGCCTAAAGCCGTATGAGTATATGGGTAAGAAAGGTATTTCTGTACAATTACTTGCTGTCCAGGTTACTGATCTTAAAGAATATCAAGGCGGAGAGTCTTTAGAGTTCAAAGCAATTGATTCTGATACAGACGTAATATAATTATTTTGGTGGGGCTTAACGGCCCCGCCTTAACTAAAGGGTTCTTAATGAAAGATAAAATTTATAGTTTTAATGTAGATCCAAAATACATTAAACAAATAAAAGACGGCACTAAGAAAAATGCACTTAAAGGTTATTATATACCTGTAGAGAATAAAAGGGTTTTATTAGTTAACTCTGAAACTGATAAAGTAGATTTAGTTATTAAAGTTGGTCATATATTTGATTTAACTATTTTAACTAAAGAAGAAAAAGAAATTATAATGGATGAAAATAATATAGCAGAAGAGTTAAGACCTTATTTTGCATGTAATTATATGTATACCATTGATAAGATTGAAGTAATTCAATGAGTAAATTTACTAAAAAGTTTGATAGAAATCCTAGAGACTTTTATCCTACACCTTATGAAGCGGTTTTACCTTTATTAGAATGCCTAAAGCCTAAAACAAAATTCATAGAACCTTGTGCGGGTAATTATGCTTTAGCTAATCATTTAATAAAGCACGGTCATATATGTAAAAAAGCTTTTGATATAGAACCACAAAATAAATTAGTTAAAAAAAAAGATGCTTTAGATATTAATAAGGCATCTATGTTTATTACTAATCCGCCATTTCATAAAAAATTATTATTACCTTTATTAGATCATTTTATAAATATAGCTGATACATGGTTATTATTACCTGCTGATTATATGCACAATAAATATTTTAGTAAGTATCTTGATAATTGTAGAATAATAATTTCTATAGGTAGAATTAAATGGATACAGAATAGTAAAATGTCTAGTACAGATAATTTTGCTTGGTATTTATTTAGTAAGAATAAAACTAATACTAAATTTTATGGTAGAAAATAAATTATGAAAACAATTATATTAATATTATGGTTATCAGGTCTTAATAAAATAGAGATACCTGTGAAAATAAACCCAGGTGATTTTTGTGAAGATGCGTTTATGAAAACTGTTATTTGGAAAGATAACCCTAATTATAAACCAGGTAATAGTCAGATATGGGGTTATTACACTTATAAAAATAGAACAGTATTTGCACATACTTGTATGGAAAAAGATAAAATAAATTATTTTTATTATAACGAAGGAGAATAAAATGATTGTAGGAATAGCTGGTTATAAAGGATCGGGAAAAGATACAATAGGTAAGGTTTTAGTTGATCATTATGATTTTGAAAAAATGAGTTTTGCTCAACCTATAAAAGATTTAGTACATGATACATTTCGTATAGATAAAAATATACTTTCAGGTAATGGTGGAGAAAGGGTGTTTAGAGAATTACAAATGCCTGAGTGGTTTAATTTATCACCTAGAGATATGCTACAAAAAATAGGTATGTCATTTAGAGAAAATTTACATGAAGATGTATGGGTAAAATTATTAGAAAATCAATATTTAAAAAAGAAAAAACATGTTGTTATAACTGATGTTAGATTTCCAAATGAAGTAAGTATGGTTGAAAAACACGGTTTAATGATTGCAGTTAAAAGACCAAATCACAATGGCGACAACCATGAGTCTGAACATGCTTTAGATAATCATGTATTTAGATACGTATTTGATAATAGCGGATCTGAAGAAGCTTTATATGGTAAGGTTTTTAATTTTTTTAAAAATAAAATATAAAAGGATATAAAATGAAAAGGTTAATATACGATTTGGAAACAGATGGATTGATAGATACAGTTTCTAAAATATGGATAGCTGTTACTAAAGACATAGATACTGGTGAGATAATTACTTTTTCAGATTATGATCCTGATTCAAAACCCTTAAATGAATTAATACCTTATTTAAATACTTTTGATACCGTAATTGCTCATAATGGAATCGCATATGATAATATTGTGATGCACAAATTATTAGGGTGGAAGCCTAAAAATATTAAATTTATAGATACAATGATACTGTCTCAAATGAATAATTTTAGAAGAGAAGGTAAACATTCTTTAGCTAATTTTGGTAAAATACTTGGAGATGCTAAGGGTGATAGTCCTGATTTTACTAAATATTCTGAAGAAATGAAAACGTATGCATTGCAGGATGTTAATTTAAATGAAAAAGTTTTTAAATATTTAATTAGTGAGGCACAAACATTGATTAGAAATAGACCTGCATTTAAAGAAGCTTTGAGAACAGAGCATGCTATTGCCGAACTTTGCGCTACTCAAGTTATGGGTAAATGGAAATTTAATACACCCTTAGCCAAAAGCCATTATGAATATTTAACTAACGAGATGAAAATTATTGAGGATGAAATTAATCCTACATTAAAACCTCGTAAAGTTATGATAGACAAAGAACCTAAAAAAGCACGTTATTTACAGAACGGTAATTTTTCTGTTGTTACTTGTAAAATGTTATCTAAATATTTAGGTAAAGAAATTAAACCTACTGATACACATTTATGGGAACCTAATAAAACGTTTCAACGTTATGATATGATTGAAGCTGATCTAGGAAACATGGAACAGGTTAGGGGAATGTTATTAGATTGGGGTTGGGTTCCAAGCCAGTTTACCCCTAAGGGCGAGCCAAAGATAACTTCTGATACGTTACATACTATTAAAGGTGATATTGGTGAGAAGGTTTTAAAATATTATCAATTAAGATCTAGACATTCTGTACTTAAAGGTTGGATTGAATTAGCTGAAGAAAATAATAATAGAGTTTATGTTGAAGCTTTTAATATTGGAACACCAACATTTAGACAAAGACATTCTAAGATTGTTAATGTACCAAGTGTTAATGCGTTTTTCGGTAAGGAAATGCGTGAATTATTTATGGCTGATGATCAAGATGGTAAAATAATGATTGGTTGTGATAGTTCAGGGAATCAAATTAGAGCATTATGTCATTACTTAAATAATAAAGAAGTTAATAATCATGTTTTAAACGGTGATATACATCAACACAATGCTGACACTATAGGTGTATCAAGACCCTTAGCCAAGGGCCTACTTTATGCTACAGTATTTGGTGCTGGTTTTGCTAAGTTAGGTAAAATGGTTACTGGTGTTGAAGATTTAGAAAAAGGTAAAGAAGTAAAAGAAAAATTATATTCTGCATTACCAGGATTAAAAGAGTTATTAAAAAAATTAAATACGTTTTTTTACACTACTCAAAATAAAGATAGTTTAGGTTTTATACCTGCACTAGACGGTAGGAAGATATATGCTGAATCTAGTTTTAAATTACTTAATTATTTACTACAAGCTTTTGAAGCTATTACAGTAAAAAGTGCTGTAGTTAATGCTTTTAAAATGTTTAAAGATGAGAATATTGAAGTTGATATGTTAGGTTTAATACATGATGAAGTTCAAGTTCAAACTAAAAAAGAAAATGTAAAAAGAGTTAAAGAAATATTAAACTATAGTTTTGGAGACTATATTACTAAAAAATTAGAATTAAATATACAAATGGATTCTGATGCAAAAGAGGGAAGGTCATGGTATGAAACCCATTAAAATGATAGGTATTGTTGATGGAGATGTTTTAATCTATAGAGCATGTCATAAATCTATAAAAGATAATTTAGATGTTACTAAAACTTTTGACAATATTTATAAAGAAGTAAAAGACGAAATACAATGTGATAAATACTCATTACATGTATCGGGTCATGGTAATTTTAGAAAGAAATTAAATCAACAATTTATTAATTATAAAGGTAAACGTAAAGATAAACCTGAAAATTTTATAATGTGTAAAGAGTATGTTACAAAAAAATATAAACCCACTACTGTAAATTTGTTTGAGGCTGATGATACCGCTTCAGTAGAAGCTACTAGTTATTTAAAAAACGGACAACCTTACATATTAATAACTGTTGATAAAGATTGGCAAATGATTGGGGGTATGTTTTATAGTTTAATGCATAAATATATAAAGGCTATATCTAAATTTGAATCATGTGAATTTTTACATACACAATTATTAACAGGTGATAGTGTAGATAATATACCAGGGATACAAGGTATAGGTATTGTTAAGGCTACTAAAATATTAAAAAATAAAAATCTAAAAGAACAATTTGATTCTATTATTAAAACCTATAAAAAACATCATCCTGATGATTATGAAGATAGGTTAAATTATATGGGTAAAATGTTATTTTTAATTAAAGATTTTAAAGATAATTCTGATTGGAATATAGATTATTGGAAAAGGTTTATAAACAATGTCTAGACGTGAAAGTAGATTAAAATATTATAGGTCTATACCAGGTATATGTAGTAGATCACTTAATCATTGTAAAGATAGAGTTAAAAAAAGTAATTTAAATTTTAATATAGATTTAAATTATTTAAAATCTATTTTTCCTAAAGATCGTAAATGTCCTATATTAGGCTATGAAATGAAACCATCTCAAGGTCTTGTAGGTGGTAATAAATATAGCCCTACATTAGATAGAATAAACCCTAGGTTAGGGTATGTTAAGGGTAATGTAGAATGGGTTTGTATGTTGGCTAATAAAATGATGAGTAATGCTGATAATGAAGATTTAATTAGATTTAGTAAATGGATTAATAAAAGATATAATTGTTAATAATAAATGAGAGGTAATATAATATGGGTAAGAATACTAACTTTATAAAGCACGTCAACTGTGATGCATGCGGATCGTCTGATGCCAATGCCGTGTACAGTGACGGATCTTCTTTTTGTTTTTCTTGTAAAAAGACACAAGGTAAAGATACACAAGATACAGAAGTTGATTTTAGTGTTGTACAAACTAATTTAAATTTAGATGAGATTAGTGAGTTACCTGTTGATACCTTTAGAAATATATCTAAACAAGTATTATACAATGCTGGAGTTAAGGTTGAGTATGATCAAGATAGAAATATTATTAGTCATTACTATCCGATTACAATTAATAAAAAAGTTAAAGCATATAAGAAAAGGCTAGTAGCAACTAAAGATTTTAGAGTTGTTGGTAAAGCCGAAGTACCTGAGTTATTTAATCAATCTAATTGTGGTAGGTATAAAA